TTTTCGATGATTGGTATTTTAGGGTTTATCAATTGTACCATCTATATCCTCCTTTTGCAGGTTTCTAATATCCTGAAGCAGTGCTTCTAGTGCACTGAGTCTGCCCCTAGCATACATCAATTTGTCTATCGAATCAACACCATAGCAAATATGTTCCTTGGTGTTAGCTATTTCTTTGTTAATAATCTGTTTTACTTTATCTGCTGAGAACGGATCTATCATATTCTTGGTTTGCAATACATCATTAAATTATCTACATCAAATAAAATTTTAGACGATACGTCAAATAGTTCGTATTCATCTTTTAATAGCTCTCTTAAATCAGCTACATTTCTTTCTCCAAACTCTGTAAGAATATGGGGTTTAAATTTCTTTATAATTTCTTTTGATCCTTTTAAAATATTTACTTCTTCTCCTTCGGCATCTAACTTCAATAAACTTATTTGTTTTAAATGTCCTAATTCTTCATCTAAAGTTACAATTTTTGTTGGATATCCTTTATCATGTTTTAAATTGGCAAACTTTCCATTACCGGTATTAAGTTTATTTTCTTCGGATGCTCCCCAATTCATTTCAGCTAATTTAATAGTGCTACTTTCATTAGATACTGGATTCGAGTGAGTATGCACGTTTAATCTACCATTTAACATAAGATTAGCATTAAGTAATTGAAATATTAATCTTTGCATTTCAAATGCAAAAACTCTTCCACACATTCTAGATATTGGAACCGTATGACTTCCTATGTGTGAACCAACTTCCACAACAATAGAGTCTGATTTCAATATTTGTTTACAAATATCTAAAGTTTTTTCTTCCCATTCTTTGTTTAATTTTAAAGATTGACCTATAAATTCATCAACTTTAGGTACTAAGAAAGTACCGTGCTTTGCTTTAACTAAATCTATGTCCCACATTATTTTTTATATTTTTTAGAAAACTCAGTAAATACCTTTTTAATATAATCTACTTGATCTTTTGTCATTCCTTGGTGAGCACCGATTAACATACCACTTTGCATTACGTGGTCTGCTTCAGGATAATGTCCTGAACCTTTATATTTTTTACCTTTCATAACAGGTTGTCTTGTTATGTTTCCCGTAAAAATAGTTCTAGCTTGTACACCATTTTTTTCAAAGTGTGTTTGTAATTCTTTTCTAGTAAAAGGTGCTTTGCCACCTAAAACTAATGGATAAGATAACATTGGCGTATCGGCATTTTTTTTACAACCAACTCCATCAAACCAAGCATAATCAACATAAGGTCTAAAGAAGTCTTCTAAAGAATCAAAGTTTTTCTGTCTTGTCTTTGTAAACTTTTCTAGTTTTTTAAGTTGCTCTAAACCAAAAGCTGCTGATATCTCTGATGGTAAAAAATTATATCCTACTTCTTTAAATATAAATTTAGAATCATAATCTATACCATCTACTTTAACATTAAATCTTTTATCTATTTCTTCTGATTCATTAAATAATGCAGATGATCTTCCCCATCCTCTAAATAGTTTTAATTCATCATAAAGTTTTTTATCATTAGTACAAATCATTCCACCAAAGCCTGCGGCAGTTATAATATGTGATGCATAAAAACTTGTAGTTACTAAATCATTATACTGTCCTGTTGTTTTATTACTACTTGCATAATATTTATAACCAAGTGTATCAGCACAATCTTCTATGACTTTTAATTTATGTTTTTTAGCTATTTTATAGATAGCTTTCCAATCAGCAATATTACCTAATAAATTTGGTACCATAATTGCTACTGTATTTTTATTAATTGCGTTTTCTATCAATTCAGGGCTCGTAATAAACTCAGCGTGCTCAACATCTACAAAATGAGGTATTAATCCACATTGATAGATAGGTGCAACTGTTGTTGCAAAGGTTAAAGCTGGAGTAATAACTTCTTTACCTTTTGGTAAATGTAATGAACTTAAGGCAAGTAGGTTTGCTGATGATCCTGAATTAACCATCACACCATATTTTTTACCAAACCACCAAGCTATTCTTTTTTCAAATTCTTTTACTTTTGGCCCATCCATTAAAGTTAGGTTATTTTTTAAAACTTCATTAACTGCTTTAATTTCTTCTTTACCGTAAACAGCTTCAGCATAATAAACTTTATTTTTCATATTTAATATTCTCCAAATAATTTTTTTCTAATTTTTTTAATACAGGTCTTGAGTAATCTACAGGTTCGTCATATCTATACCAATGATATACATAAATTCCATCACAAATGAAAGCTTTATGTCCTGATTCTAGTATTTTAATGTGAATGTAGTTATCACACATTAATTCGTGTCCTGTTACAGGAAATCCACCACAATCTTTCATAGCTTTTACATTAACGCAAAAGAAATGTCCTGAAAAATGACCGGCTTCATTAAGCCCTGAGTGGTCTGTACACTTGCCCCAATATTTGTCAGATAAATGTTTTCCTATTCTTCTGTGATATTTATAATCGTGATTATGTATGTCTACTCCAATAGCAAGTTGTTCTACTGTGTTAACTCTATTAACCCTAGCTGAAAATAATCTACCTTCAGGATAATTCTCAATACATTTTTTTAATTGTTTGTACCAATCGTTAGTAGTTAAGATAGCATCGTGGTCTAAAAAGACTAACCATTCGTCATCCTTGTATCTATTTAAAATATCATTGTATCCCGAACCAAGGCAACGACCATAATTTGTATAGGAAATGTGAGGGTAGATTTTCATTGTCTATCTTTTAACAAAGATAGAGTTAAAATCAAGACTTTATATTTTAATTAAACCGCCGTAATACTTTTTAGTAAGTGTTTTAACAAATGTAGGAGTTGGGCCTGTGTTACCCGCAGCTCTTTTTCGTTTGACAGCACTCGCCTTTTGCGAGCTTGTCATCTGTGTGGCTTTTGCAAGGGGTACGCATTTTGGATATTTTCTCTTTGAGCTGTTTGATCTCCCGCAAGCTTGATACTGCCCATTCTTCTTCGGAGATCCAATGTCTACCCATTTTTCTTGAAACCATTTTTTTAATCCTTGTGCCATTATATTAAATCTTTAAGATACTCATCCATACCTTTTGTAGCCGTATGATATTCGTGTCTCATTTCAAATTCTTTTTTAGTTTCTGTAGGTTGCTTAACTGCTCTACCTACATAAGCTTTGACGATTTTACCGTATTTCATTTTTTTAGGACCCCAGTCTTTTCTTTTCACGCCTGACGGGTCTTTAATTTTACCTGCACAAATTTTAGAAGCATAAGCATTTGCATAAGCTGAAGGATAAACCTTAAACTTTCTTTTTGCCGCTGCTTTTCCTCTTGCACAAAGTTTAGTCATTATTTTCCTTTATTCATATTTATTACGTCTGTAGCCTTAAGTCCGTAAATTGCCGCGACTACTGAAACCCATAATCCAACTATCCACCAAGGCATCTCTTGTAATTTTTGAAAATACAAGTCAATCTTCTCTTGCATCTTTTCATCATCTGCAAATACAGAATAAGCTAATAGAAACAGAGGACTTGAAATTGTTAAAAGTACAAATTCGTCCTTCCAGTCTGATTTTTGATTTTCTGCAATCTTACCGGTAAACTCAATTTCTCCACGTTTCATTTTTTCAATGTGAAGAAGTTTGGCTTCTGACATTGCAACGTCAGCTGCTTTTTTATTTTTATAAACTTCTAATCCAGCTTTAAATCCTGAACCTAATAGACCCCAAGGAATCATTATTTGACTCCTGTAAATTTCCCACCTCTAATGGCTTTGCCCATACCTCGGCACATACCACCATCTTTATATTTAAAAGTAAATCCTGCTTCAACTGATCTAGATTTACCTTTTTTAGTTCCTGAAACTCCGTAAGAAAGTTTGTCTCCTTTTTTCTTAACAGATGCTGAATAAGATTCAGGTTCTTTGTAATCTGTTCCTTTGTATTCTGTTTTATCTACATCAAAATCAAAACTTACACCTTTTTTAGTAGTTACATTAACGCCTGCTCCGTATTCAGATTGAAACTCATCATCATACGCTCTAATTTTTGGTGATACTGAACCTTTAGGTTTTGATGGACCAATTAAATCAGCTAATTCGCCTGAACTAAATTTTTTAGTTACAATTGGTGAACCTTCTTTAGACATAGGAAGATCTTTTGTATTTTCATCTAATTTTCTTAAATATTCTTTTAATTTAATTTTTGCTCTTTTCTTATCCATTAGTATACTCCACTAAATTTAGTTCCTCTTATAGCTTTACCTATACCTCTCATACTAACACTTTTCTTACTATTAGTCTTTACCCCGCCATTTTTTAATTTAACCGGCGGTACTTGTGGGTTAGGCCCTCTTTTCGGTGGTGGCCCGCTAGGTACACCACCGTTCCTATACGCACGGAAAGGGAAAAATTTTTGAGCTGTAAATTTTTCTTCAGTAGTTGTTTCCTCTTTAGGTAAAATAGGTTTTTTTAAAACCATAGGTGTATCGTTACTGTCCCCGCCTACATAAGGTTGTATAACTGGTTTCTTAGCGTAGGTAGTTGTAAACGAACCTGATAATCTTGCATCAGCTGTCTTCTTAGTTGTTTGTGGTGTTAATACTTGTCTAACTTTAGGAGCAACTTTTTGTGCAGCTTTAACAGCTAGACCTACTCCGCTAACATCAAATATACCTTTGCCAATTAAATTTAATGCAGTAGTTGTTGTATCAAAAAATCCTTTAGCACCTGTATCTTTCTTTGCTTGTGTAGTTTGAGTTGTTGCTGCTCCGCCACCATCTCCTCCTTGATAGCTATCTTGAAAAGCATCCGCTGCAGCTTTACCTGACTCATACATACTGCTAGACATTTCAGATGTCATAAAATCACCTGAGTATGCTTTTTTAATTTTTAATTTTTTATTTTTTCTTTTCATTTTTAGCTTTCTGTACAGCTAGTTTTTCTCTAGCAACTCTCATTCTCTCTGCGTGTTGCTCTTCAGAATCTTCAAGCTTCATTTTCTCAAGATCTAATCTTTCGTCAATCTCTTCAGCTTTTAATTCATAGTTTAACATATTCTCTTGTGCTTTTCTTTGTAGGTCTAAAGCTCTTAAATCTAATTCTCTTTGTTTTAAAGCAACGAGTGGGTCTTGTTGTCCTTGGGCTTCGGATTGTGCTAGTTCCATCGTTAATTGAGAAACTCTATTTGCAACCATTGCATCAATTTGTACTCGTGCTCCTTCAGGGTCCTTCTCTAACATCACTTGCATATTAGGATCATTAGCAATACTTGCACCAACTTCTCCTTGTGCTTTTAAACTTACATGTTCTGAAATGTGTCCTTGTAATAATGCGTAGACCATTGGGTTAATCTGTACCATTCTTGTAGCCATAAATGCTCTGTGTGCTTGAATATGTGCATCGTGGTCTTGTTCTGGGAAGGCTTTAGGTAATTGCATTTGAAGTGCTTCCATATTTTCAATCGCAGGGTCTTTAGGTGTAGGTATTACTTCAGGTTTTAAAAGATTATCAATTTCTTTTGTACCTAATGCTTCATATATTCTACGATATGCTTCTCTTACGTTGTGTAATTGTGGAGCACTCATAGCAATCTTTAAATTTTCGTTAGCAAGTGTAACTCTTTGTGCCATTGAGAAGACATTTGGGTCAGCAACAGGAATTACATCTACTCGATCATCAAAATCTTGTACTTTGATCAGCCTATCTGCACCATATACGGAATACGGATACACCGGTGGCAGATAAACTGCAAAGATTTTAGCTAAAAGTCTGAATTCTTTCTTCATAGCGTAATAACATCGCTTGTGTATTGCGCTCATGACTCTCGAACCACGTTCTAATAGTGCAATGGTCGTGCCAACTGCTCTATTTTGTGAATCATTGCCTACATCCATCTCTGTAATTGCTGCAAATCGCTGACCTGCACCAACCACGAAGCCTAAAAGTTGAAATAATGTAGCTGATGGTTCTTTAAATGGTAAAATTTGAAACTGATCTCTGATATTTCCGCCCGGTGCGTCCACATCTCTAAACTCTCCAGGTCTAAATGGCTGATCGTCGTCCCTAATTCTGATGCCTCTCGACTTAAATCCTGCAGGTAAGTTAGAAAGTGTACCCGCATCTAGCAATTGTCTTAGTGCTTGTGTAGCTGTTCGCGATAATCCACCTATCATATGGATTAAACCAAAGCCATAAAAGCCTAAACCTGGTAAAAATTTGTAGTGAACGAAGTATTCTTTTCTTTTTTTAAGTTCATCGTTAAGTTCGTAGTTACGATAAATGGATAAAACCTCTCCTGAACCTTCATCAATGGTTACAATGTACGGAATCTTTACATCTTTTTCTGCATCTTCGTATTCAAATTCTTCTAAATTTAAATCAACGTGCATTTCTAAAATATTATAACTGCTTGGATCTTCTCCTGTTGGTGTAATTCCTTCTAGCTCTTCGTATTTTTTCTGTATTTGTGATTTTTCAAACTGAACAGGTTGTAATTCTACATCTCTGTAGAAGCCTGCTTTTTGTTGTTTTAGGATTTCGTTCTCTCCCATCTTAACAACGTGAGTAATTCTTTCGCAATCCATTAAATCAGTTGCGTAGTACGGTACCACTAAGTCTTCTGCCGGTACAAATTTAGCAACGGCTCTTTGCATAACTTCATCGTAGTAAACTTTTTTAAATGCAGAACCTGCTAGTGGTAAATAAAATAATAGTTGATCCATATCAGGTGTGTATTCTTCCATCTGATCTGTGATCATATAGTTCATAAATTCTTGAACACGACTTGCTTGTTCAACTTTTGGTTGGTCTTCAGCTCCAATAACTTTGGTTCTTACAGGACCATCGCTTGGTAATAATTCTTTATAGGCTTGTGCTTGAAATTGTGTAACGGCTTCGGCTAAGAGTGGATGAGTCACGGCTGCCGATCCTTTAAACGGTCTAGTCATTTCAAAATGTTTAAATCCTAATAGATCTAAACCGTTTGTATAGGATGTCTCCCAATCTTTTCTTGAGATTTTGTCTTTTTTGTATTCGTCAACAAGTTCTTTGGAAATGTTTTTTAGAACATCTTCAGATAAATCTAATGCAATGTTTTTGTAAAAGTCTTCTTCCTCTTTAACAAGTTCAGAAAGACCTTTTTCTTGTTTAGTTGTGTCTTCTTCTAAAACAATATCAACTTCTTCTTGCTGAGGAGTTTCCTCTTCAGCTTCCATTATTTTATCTACTTCAGCCATTAACAAATCTTAGTTGGTTTTTTTCTACTTAAGCCTTGCCCTTTTCCCATTACCATTGTGCCATTTTTAGCTTTTATCATTTTGCCATACTTAGCACCATCCATCGAACCAAGACCAAACATTTCGTCTTCTCCTGATTGAGGCATGTTCTGATACATCTGTCTTCTACCGATAGATCTAATTCTAGCTCTTGCAGAAGAATCTTCTGGTCTTAACATTGATACACCAGCTTGGTCATATGTACTTTTAGCACTAGGGGAAACTCTTTTAGATAGAACTGCTCCTACTTCTGAGTCTTTACCAGATACAGGTAATTTTTTACCCATCATCTTAGCGACACCGTAAGCAGCTAGTCCTGCAGCGAGAGCTTTCGCTATTCTACTTTTTTTCTTTGCCATTTTATCTCCTTAGTAATATATATATTTTTCTTGAGTGTAAATACTTTCTTCTTCCTTTTCGTCGGAATAAGTACTTACAAAATAACCTTGTCGGTATCTTAACATAGCTTGTGTCGTACTGTCCACATAATCGTCGTGTTCTCCGTGCGGAAAAGCTGCACATTCCTCAATAACCTCTTCAGCAAACTTCTCGCCGTGAGGGTAATAAACTTGGCCTGATTCAAAGATAGGAGCACAGGCATTAACTCTTGTATGTTTGTCTCGTCCCTTAGATGGTACATAATCTAATACTGGTATACCCATTCTTCTAAGCTCGTGTATTAATGGTTGGCCCGTGGCTTTTGCCTCGATGATAATAGATTCAGGTTGCCAATATTTGTATTGATCTAAAGCAACAGCTTTTAGTTCAGGGAAATCATATTTACCTCTAACCGCATCGATGAGCATCACCGCATCGGCTGCACCATCTTGTGGTGAAAAAATTCCCCACGTAGTAATCGCAGAGTAGTCAGCAGTTTCTTTTTTACTGAATGCCGTATCGTAAGATTGAATGACGTGTTTAAGTATGGGCATTGGGCCGTGGTACGGGATCCACCAATCACGCTTGATGATGGCTCCTTCTTCTGAAGTTGGTTCTTGCATATACTGTGCCGACCAATGCCTCACGGACAACGACGCTTTAACCTTTTCCAATTCTTCTAGGTTCCAATATTCAGGCCACACGGGATTACCGCTTGGTAAGATTGCGGGAAAAGAAATTTGTCTCCAAGTATCTGCTTTAGGTTCTGTTTGTGATTTCAATAATCTTCCTGTTAAGTCATCTTGTGCCCAACGCGTCATAACTAAAACAATAGAACCTTTAGGTTGTAAACGCTGACGTGGCCCTGACAAATACCAATCGTAAGTTCTTTCCATTGCGGAATCAGAAAGTGAATCTTGTTCTGTGTGTGGATCGTCGATAATAAGTAAGTCCGCCCCTCGTCCTGTAATAGAACCGCCTACACCCGCTGCATAATATTCCCCACCATGATTGGTCTCCCAACGTCCTTTGGCCTTACTATCTTCTCGTAGTTTAACATCTCCAAAGATCTCTTTATACTCTGGGCTGTCAATTAAATTTCTAACCTTAGAACCAAACCTTGCAGATAGTTCTGCGTTGTGTGACACTTGCATTATTTTCTTTTTAGGATATTTACCAATGTACCAAGCAGGAAAATATATTGATGCAAACTCAGACTTGGTATGTCTTGGCGGCATATTAACTATTAACCTTCCTGCACTCTCTTTTGCAATCAATGTAAATTCAGAAGCTATATGCTGATGGTGGCCCCATTTGTGTGGGTCCCTTTCTGTACGACAAATAAAATCAGGCCAAACGGTTTTTACAAAATATAAAAAGTTGTCCTGACATAATTTTATATGATTAATCCAAGTTTTTTCTAACTTCAATCGTAATTGATCTGTCGTTAATAATTCAGTATTCGCTGACATAATTCAGTTTCCGTTGGGTCCCTTTTTGATCGGGTCCCCTAATACGTTTGAGGATACACTACATCTATTTATTATGCAAGTTTAAGTCAAAGTTAAATAAATACATACCCAAAAACCTGGCAAAAAATTTAATAAATTTTTTTTATGTCTGAAAGTTCGTTGGTACCTCTACGATGGGAGACGTGGCCCGGATCACGGGCCACGTTTGGGAGATAAACTATTTAATATGTTTTACAAAGTGTCTGTAACATTCGTCCTGGCTCAGAGGTTTTGCCGGCAGGCAGGCTGACATTAAAGGGCAGCTCTCGTCGTGGTCCTTGCCGTACACAGCGTGCAACACTTCATGAAGTACTACGTGTGTTAACTTATCTAAACCGTAATTGATCGCCTTCTCAGTGATCCATAACTTGTTGGCTCTAAGCTTAGCAAGGCCCAGGGTTGCCTCGTTGCCTGCTGTTGCATCTCCAACTTTAACCTGGATCCACGGCAGCTGAGTCATTCTTTTAGCTTTATAGATTATATCTAGTACAGCTCTTTTTAATTTATATGTCTCAGGTGTCATTTTTTTATTTTTTATTATGTTTTGTTTTTTCATTTTATCTCCTTCGTTATAACCCTTATATCTTATCTTAATGGGAGATGCAAGGGCCATACCGTCCAAAATGGGTCGTTCATTTTGGGTCAACTAGACCTGGTTAAAATATTGCTATGATAGCAATAAGCATAAAAAATACAATTACATTAGCCATTGACAAACCCCCCTGCGGTTACCTTCCTTGCTTTGCCCTTTGCTATTAAACCAACGATCACGCCCCGCGGGTCCATATAGCGCAAATCATGCTTATCACCATCAATGACCCTTCGTTCAGTGAGACTTGATCCAGATCTAATAGCCCATCTTTTAGGTAACTTGTCTTTAAAAACTACGGCTACGTTATATCCAGCCTCCATAGCCTGGATACATTCAGCCTCGTTTTTTCCTGAGTAACTAAAAGTAATATAATAATTTTTGTAACTATGATCAAAATGATTATAAACTTTTGTATAGTCATAGAATTGTACATCAGGATGGAGATCCATTAGCGATTGGTTGCCGTCTACTTTGAATTTTGAAAAATTCAAATCGGATGTTCCGTTCAACCTTACAGCAAACTTAAAGCCCTGCCTTGCTGCTCTAGTCTTCAGCTGCTGAATCTCTCGGCTGAGCTCCCACAAAAAGCCGTTTCGATTTCTGAAAAAATATTGAGTTTTTCTGACGCGCGCTTTTTGCACAACGCCCATCTGCCCACGGCCCGAAGTATTTAAACACGGATCGATACAACCTCCGGGGCCTTTGGTAGCCTTCGGACAAACGTTTTTACCGGATAGATCAAACGGCGCTAAATGGAGAATCGCTGTTTTAACTCCGAATTTTTCGCCTTTAGCCATTTTAGTTTGGCTGTAGTAATTAAGTAATGGCATCAGTTACCCTCCTTTATTTTTAATTTACTTAAGTCAGTATGAGTCCATTTTCCTGGGCCTGCTTCAATTGTATAACTAGTGAATCCTTCGCCCGTCTCAATTGTAGCATTTAACGCCGTGAATAAATTCTTTAAATCATTTAAAGAATTTAATTTAGTGTAGCCCTCTTTTTTTATTTTTTCTATATTATATTTTTTTTTCATATGTGCTCCTTTGTTAATTCGTTCTTTTATCCCATCCATATGGGAGATGTCAACGTTTAAAATTTATTTATTTTTATTAACAATTGCAGGCCCTGGGCTCCAGGTATCATAACCGGAGGCCCTGCAGCTCAGGACCTATTTTTTTAAGGACCATCAAATTAGTTATAGTTAGAAAACCCCCAAAACGACATAGCAAAGTTTTAGCCATTTTGATTTTTAGTTATAGTAGCACTCGCCCAAAACGACATAGCAAAGTTTTAGTTATAGACACGCACACGAGGATACGCATAGGAAAGTTTTAGTTATAGTAGTTTAGTTTAACTTTGCCATAGCAAAGTTTCACGACCCACGAGCCACGCCGAAGGCGTGGCGAGTGGTGCAGAAAAATTATTCAAGAAGCGTGAGGCGTGGTTATTGCGTCAGCAATCACGACCCACGCCAAGTCATTTTATCAAAAAATAAAATTAAGGTTGCTTCGGTATCCTCGCCACTTGCAACAAGTTCCACGCTCCTCGTTCCATTCGACTTGAAAAGTTTCAAGAGCTTCTGCGAGAGGTCTTGAAGCAAGATAAAACTTTGACCGCCATTATTGAAATGGTCAATGTGCCAATTAATTTGATACTTAGATAAGCCCAAATTCTTGTCTTGATTTGACTTTAATTCTATCCAAATTGACTTGCTGTTTTTTAAATAATATATGTCAGGAATTCCATTAATTGTATTAGATTCTATGCGGAAAATTTGACCTTTTAACTTTAGATTTTTGATACGAAGCCAAAGCTTACTTTCTCTTTTTTTCATAGCCCATTAATAAGTCAATAATGGGCTATGGTCAATCTAGTTTAACAAACTTTAAAGCCACCGCACTCGTTCAAAAATGCAACAAAATTTTTTACATTTTCTAGAGAAACAGGATAGCTTGAAGTCCTATCTTCACTTTCCCAAAGCTTATCCCACTTTAATTTTAAATGTGGTGGGTAATCTCTTGGAACAATATTAGCTTTTGTGGTTTCTTTAATGGCTTGTTTTTTTAACTTTTCCATTTGTTCTTTTATTTGTGCGTTCCAAAGTTCAGCTTGTTTAGCTTCTTTCTTCCATTGTTCCTCAGCTTTTTTAAGCCAACCGCTATTGATTGCTTTTTCTAAGGATAGCTTTATTTTTATAGCTTCTTCTTCACTAAACTCAAAGCCACTATTGTCCTGCAATCTTTCTTTTTGCTCTTCTGTTAGCC